CAAACAAGGTGTAGATACCTTTGCAGACTTGGAGGACGCTATTGAATAATTTCCGGCATACCTCGCCCCAAAGCATCGGGGCATTTTTACCAAAGATAAAGGAACCCATTATGAGTGAAGCAAGAGAGTACACAAAGTTTATTCCCCAAGAACTGAAGGGGCGTATTACGCACAACAAATACAAACAGAAGGACACAGAGCCAGACATGAAAGGAACACTCTGCGTTAAAGGACAGATTATCAATTTTGGTATCTGGAAGAACGACGGTCCACATGGCGAATACTTCAACATTAAGGTATCTGACCCTGATTGGAAGGATAAGCAGAAGGATTCTCAGTATCCAAAAGAGATAACGCCTAAAAGTAAGATGGCTGGCGACATTCCTTGGTAATGCACGCATGGCTTGAGTTGCCGTTCCCGCCTTCAATGAATACTTATTGGAGGAACTTTCGGGGGAGAACTGTTCTCTCAAAGAATGGACGGCAATTCAAGATAGCTGTGCAGGACTACATAATAGAAAAGAACATTCCTAAATTTGGGGACAAGAAGTTGAAGATAACAATGATTTTGCGCCCTAGAGATAAGAGGAAAATTGACATCGATAACCGGATTAAGGCGGTGCTAGACAGCCTTCAAGACGCAGGGGTTTTCGATGATGATTTTCAGGTAGACCACATTGAGATGATTCGCGGAGAACAAATCAAGGGTGGCCTTATACGGGTTTTGATTGAAGAATTGCCAGAGAATCACCAAGACCCCCGCTATCTGGAAGGCGAGTCCCTCTGAGGACAGGTTAGGAACGGTACGGGGCGTCGTTTCCAGTAGCCCCACTAATTTAAAAGGGATAACAATGAAACACATTTTTGTCAGCACGCCAATGTACGGAGGCTTATGCTATGGCTTCTACACACAATCTTGCTTAAAGCTGCAAACGCTCTGCAAGGAAGCTAACGTCAACTTGAGCTTTTCTTACCTGTTTAACGAATCCTTGATTCAACGGGCTAGAAACTTACTGGTTAGTCATTTTCTAAAGTCTGACGCTACTCACCTAATGTTCATTGATGCGGATATTCACTTTAATCCTGCTGACATCATGCCGATGATGGAGTCGGACAAAGACATCATTTGTGGCATCTATCCCAAAAAAGAAATCAATTGGGTAACGGTCAGAAACGCGATTAATGCCGGTGTACCTGATGACCAGCTAAAAAACCATACAGGGGCGTTTGTAGTCAATCTGGTGGATTACCAGACAGAGGTAACGGTGCCAATTAATCAGCCCGTTGAAATCTGGAATGGTGGCACTGGATTCATGTTGATTAAGCGTCAGGTATTTGAGGATTTAATCGGAAATGTGCCGACGTACTTGAATAACGTCTTAGACCTAAACAACCCCGGCAATGGTGAACTCATTCATGAGTTTTTTGCGACTCAAATTGAGCCAGAATCCAATATCTTGCTGTCTGAAGACTACGACTTTTGCAAGAAAGCACGAAAAATCGGTAAAAAAGTATGGGCAGCTCCTTGGGTGAAGTTAGCTCACGTTGGCACCTATGCGTTTGAAGGCCAGTTGCTGCAAACCCCATGATGCGCGATAAGTACGCTCCCCATGTTGATTTTGGGGAGTTGTCCGGCTTGCTTGGCAAGATTTTGCCGTCTAACGTAGATATGGTCCTAGAACGCAAGGGGCACTTCCTGTTCGGTGAATGGAAGCGGGATGGGGAGAAGATAAGCAAAGGCCAAGAAATCCTTTTAAAAGCCCTCTCAGGGTTGCCTAAAACAACCGTTCTGGTTGTTTCTGGAGATACGGACAATGGGATGCGTGTAGAGCGTTTCTGGAGGATTCTGCCAAACGGCAGCTATGCCGATTGTGGCAAAGGCTTAATCGCTTTTAAAGACTACATAACCGAATGGTACCTAGTTGCTGATATAGGTTAATGTTGCAGCGCAACATAGTATTTTCCTTGGGGGATGGGAACCATGAAACTAATTAGCAATTGTGTGTGTTGTGGTTCTAAGCGGCTAGAACGGGGTTTAGGGTATTTCCAGCCGTTTATTTCCCATAAGGTGATGGATTACCCTGTCGAGCAGATAAACGTCAATGGCGGGGCTTTTTACCCCCTCCTGTTCACGAATTCCCTACGGTGTCTGGACTGCTCCTTTGTTTTCTCACAGGTTAGGTTTGATGATGAGGAGATGGCAAAGATATATACGGACTACAGGGGTCCTGAATACACCGATACACGGTCACTATTTGAGCCGGGTTATGCCCAATTAAACAAAAATTTGGGCAAACACCCCCAAGAAGTGCAAAGTAGAGCTGCTGCTTTGGCTTCTTTTGTGCAGCCAGAAGTCGATGTAGCCAAGGTTAGCTCTGTCCTAGACTACGGCGGGGATGAAGGCCAGCACATCCCTTCTTATTTCTCTCAGGCCAAGAAATACGTCTACGAAGTATCCGGTGTAGACGCTGTGAAAGGGGTCACCAAGGTCAATGATGCGTCTAATGGCTACGTAGACTTTATTATTTGTAGTAACGTCTTAGAACACCTGCCGTATCCAGCACAAGCGTTAGACAAAATATCGAACTGGATGCACAAGGACACAATCCTGTTCATTGACGTACCGGATGAGATGACAGGTAACGGAGAGCATCCCCTTTCTTTCCACGAACACATCAACTACTTTACTGAGCCGTCAGCAAAGGCATTGATGCAAAAGAATGGGTTTGAGGTGCTAAAGGTGAAAACCGTAGAACTAGACTTTGGCTATGCACAGGCTAGACAAGTGTTTTTGCTAGCAAAGCTGTCTTACCCTTAACGACGGCCTTTCCTAGCTGTCTTTTTGGACTTCCTAAACGCTGCTGCTGTGGGCGCACCTTTACTGCCCGGTGTCCTCATACGTTCGCCAGAACCCTTGGCTATGCGTCTACGTTTAGCGTGAATATTGGCATATAAACCGGCTTTCATCTGCACCCCCAACGACGTCTAGCTGCTTTTCCCCTAGTTCCTTTCCAACTCTTAGACCTTGCACAGAAAGACTTATGCCTTGGACCTGATTTAGTTGGAGCCTTTAGATTACTGCCGGTAGCACGGTTGTATTTCTTTCGACCTTTAGCGGTCAAGCCACCACCAGCTTTGACAGAGAGCTTCTCACCCCTGCCAACAGAAAGGTTGGTGTCTTTAGGCATAATCTCGAGTGCCTTCTTTATCAATAATTAATGCTACTTTTCTTGGCGTTTCAGCAAACGAAACGTGCGTCCAAGTATTGAATTCTCTAATGACTTGGTCGTAAGGCAAGTCAGAATCAATAATAGCTTTAGTTACTTCATCAGGCGTCATGCCCTGCACCTTAATGTCAGCAGCCTGACCTTTGCAATGCTGGCTTGTGGGTTTGCCGCCTACATGGGCATTAACTTCCGGCGAACGGTAGGCCGAATTAACGTGAATAGGCTTGCCAAGTAAGGTTCTAACCTGTTCCAGAAATTCAGCTAGCTTTTGAAGATTTTCTGTAACTTCAGCATTAGGAGTATTGTCTAAACCAAGTCTGACAGCAGAATCAGACACGGTTAGTTCTTCAAGGGTAAAGTTTTCGGTAAGGTTCATGGCGTTGGCGTCGATTTATGCAACAGTTCATCTTTAGCTTGGCTACCTGCGCTACTACCAAAGTAAAAAGCAATAATGCCTGTCCAAGCCGTACCTAAACTACCAAGCATCAGCATTAAAGCATCGCTTGTTTGAAACTTTTGCAGCATTAACCCAATTAAGATACCAAAAAAACCAATGGTAACTATTATTGAAAGCGTTGGAGGAATAAAAGACCGAACATTAGTCTGCATAGTTCTTGCGCTAGACCTGTCTTCATTAGACAGCTTAGCAAAGTCCAGATTCATCTCTTGGGCTTGCTTCTTTAGCTCTAATTCAGCCTGTTGCAAGGCAGCTACTTGAGTAGCATCCATCTTTCCTGCTTGAATAACATTTTGAACTTCTTCAGGTTTAACACCGATTGCTTTGGCAACGCAAGAAACTGCCATACCAGCTAAAGGGCCACCTAATGCGGTAGCAATAGTTGGTGCTATTTGTTCTAACCAATTCATTATTCCCCCTGCAATTCAAGTAATAGTTTAGTCCTCAACGCACGCATCTTTCTTGTTTCCTCTAACGCTGCATTGGTCGCTGTGTTCATATCCATGTACATGACAGCCATGACAGGGATAACAATTATCAGCACAATACACAAGACCACCAAGGCGACGAGAAATGATAACGGTACGTCTGGCTCATCCTTATCAGTATCATTACGCATAGAAACCAACACATTATGAATACGACCGCGAGAATTGAGGTCAGTTGCTCCCCTATTTTTCTTCTTATATTTGCCCGTCGCCATTTCGCTACCTGCTGCTTGCGTAATTCTTGACGTTGTACCTCTGCCCGTTCTGCCTTAACTCTTTCCCGCATAGCCTCAAATTCAGACCAGATAGCCCCGAGCTGTGGGGGTGCCGAGTACACGAGGGTTTCGCGTAACTCGGTTTCCAACCTGTTCATTTCTTTGATAGCCATCACCCGATTAAATGCCTCTTGATTCAAAGACAACTCCGGGTCACGTACCTTTTTACTCTTTAGTTCTTCCTCATGAACGTGCTTTTCAAGCTGCTCATGCGCTTTAAAAAAGTGCCCCAAATGACCGCTAATGTCAGCAACGACGTCCTTGGCTTGACCGTAAGCGTCCACCAACTCCATACCTTGTGCTTTGTACTCTTGATAAAGCTCACAGCCTTTGCGTATAGCAGCGGCAGCAGTCTTAGCAGCGGCAAGGATGGTAAGCGGGTCAATTTAGATTCCCTCGCCCGGAGTAAAGTAACACTCAGACGCAGCCTCACCAATAAAGGCAATGTACATATTGGTTGAATTACTGAACTGGTACGGTATCGTGTACGACTTGATGGTTCCGGGAACCGATACTAAGCAATACTGAGGACTACCGTTCGTTGGCACTGAAGCAGTCACCGAAGCATTTGCGCTGACGTTAAAGTACACTGGCTGACCACCTGTACCAGTAGGCTGATGGTTAGAAACCAGCAATTGATTGCAAGGACTGTCAGCCGTAATAGTAATGGTCTGACTGCCGGTAGTTACGTTGGCTTTATACGTCTTGCCTTGCGCTTGAAACGGTATGTTATTAGCCATTAGTACACCTTTTTGCCGCCACCAGAAGAAGGGCTGCGTTTAGTTTGCGAACCATTGCCGAAATCCCAAACAGAGATATACCCTGCTGGCATCCGGTCTGTATTGTTCTGACCGTCTCTGCTACCGTCTCTTGGCAACTGTTGACGAACTGATTTAGCAACCTGCTGATTAACGTCACTAGGACGCTTGTGTAGTTTGTCTTTCATCGTTCTTCCTTTCCTCGACCTTTACTAAAAGGTAACTGAAAATTACAAATATCGCTAGGGTTGTCACCCGCTCCCATTTCGGGTCCCACATTGTCCAGCAACCTAGGCCAAAAGATGTCAGTAGTGCCAAAATCGTGATGAGCCGGTCTGAGATGACGCGCAAAGCAATAGTGACTAAAGTAACTCCGTCCATGAATATCCCCTAAATGAAAGAGATTCACAGTCTAATCCTTATCGTCTTCATCGTCCATACCAAAGCCAGAACCCCACTCATCGTCCGACAGCTTGAGCTTAATAGCCTCCAGCTTTAACGCCCTATCCAAAACCTTTGTCTTGTCTGTAATGGACGCCATTGGGTCATTCATCACAACCACCAACATTTGAGCAATAGCACTCTCAAGCTCTGGATTTATCCCCTTTTGTTTCTTAGCCATTATTGCCCCAACCTTGGATTCATGTCGTTAATGCCGCCAGCACCATCTGGAGGAGGGATTTTAGGCTCGCGTTGAGAAACACCAGCTATAGCTGCACCAGCACGTTTCGTAATTCCGGCATAAGTCTCAGGGTCGCGCAATACTTTTAATACATTGCTGCGTTCCGCTGCTGGCAAAGTATTTAACAATTGCTCAAGGTTTTGCGCTGATTTAGCACCTTCAGTCAATGCTTTCATGGTGCGTTTATTTAAACGTCCCTCTAAAGAATCAAGCAAAGCATTTGCCGTTGTTGCCTTAGCACTAAAAAATGCAGGAAATTTAATCTTGCTGACGTTTTCTTTTAACAAATTTGCTAATGCTTCTTGACCAGCGGTAGCTTGACCGGAAATCGCTTCTCCTCTTTGAACTTCACGGGCAACTCGTTGCATAGCGTTTTGAGCATTGACGCTCATTTCTTTAGCTAAGTTGTAATTACCTGCTCCAAATATTTTTTCAACTACCTCTGGAGCGTTACCCTGAACAAGCTCAACAAATGCTTTTGGGTTAGTTTGGTATATATGAAGTGCTTCTGCCCCTAGTTTAGTCTGAGCAATTTGCTGCATACCAAGACTGTAATCACGCAAATATTGGCGATAACCTGTTCCGCCAGCAGCCTCAACAGCATCAATCAAAGCAGGACGTACCGCTTCCAAAACCCTCGCAGCTACTTCTTTTTGTGTTTTTGCGTCAGCCGTCGGATACAACTCACGAATGGCTGCATTGACTGAATTTTTACGTATGCTGTCTAAAGCAAACGCATCAATTACGCCGCCATTGTTTGTCCACTTTTGAATATCAGTTGCTACCTTGCCTAAAGCTCTTTGTACGTCTGTATTGCCAGCCATAGAAGGGTCAGACAATCGACGGTTAATGTTAGCAATAATAGGTGCTGTTTCTAGCGGTTTTAATCCATGAGCCTCAAGGCTTTGGTTAGCTGCTTCAGCAAATCTACGTGCATCGCCAAATCTTAAAGAAGCATTTGCAGCCTGATTGCTTACGTCTTCAGCACGTTTAGCCAACTCACCCATGTAGGTATAGCGGGGAGGCGTAGGACGGCCCATAGTGTCGGCTTTAGCGCGTTCTATAGCTCTTTCACCAGCAGCGGTAAAACGACGAACATCTTCAACCTTTTCTGTTGCTGCGGCACCCATGCGCTCTGCTTCACCCTTAAATTTAGGGCCAAGTTTTCCAGCTATGTTTGCTGCTCCAAGTTCTGTTTCTAGTGTAGGAATTAAACGCTCATTGAGCATTTTCTTCATTTCTTCTCTAGCAGCACGGGCAGAGGTTTGGTCAGCACCACCAGCAATTTTATTTAATTGAGCAAGACGTTTTGCCTCTTGTTCACCTAAAAGATTAGTAAAAAAAGTAGGGTCACGGGCAGCCGCACGTTGTAACAGTGCTTGTGCTACAGGAGCATTTAAAACTGGCTTTCCTGTTTTTGGGTCAATGCTTGCTAATACTTGGCTTGCTGTCAGGTCATCCGTTGCTTGAGAAAGAATTTGTCTAGCCTTTGGCAAATCTTGACCAAACGCTTCCCTCGCAATTTTTCCTGCCCTTACTTCAGGCGCAAACAAATCTTTAACGCTAGCTACTGCTCCACTTAATTTTCCACCCAATTTTTCAATGGCTTGACCGGCAACTTGACCGCCAGCTTCCATTGTTGCTCCGGTCAAAATATCTTTGACTGGCTCCGTAAACAATGCTGCGCCAGTTCTAGGAGGAGCATAACCAAGTTTTTCCTTGGCAAGTCGCATACCCTCACGACTCATTCCATAACCAAGACCCGCACCTCCAACAGTTCCAGCAGGTCCCAAAGCCGAACCTAAAAGCGCACCTCCAGCCGTACCTAAAGCCTCAACAGTTGGCTCAACAAATTCAACAGCCTGTTCTCCAAAAGATTTTTGTTTTGGAGGAGTCGGCAAATCTGAAAAATCTACTTTAGTAGATGTTTTAGTGGGAACCGGCAGGTCACTAATGTCAGCCATTATTTATATCCTTGCGTAGATAAATAATCTTTAGCAGCTTTTTCGTCGCCACTAAAATGTTCTTTAGCGTAATATTTTAATTTCTCACCGGACGGCATAACTTTTTGTTGACCGCTATAAGATTCCAAGAAATTTCTTGGTTTTACTTCAGGAACTTTGTATCCAGCACGTTCTAAAGCAGACATTCTTCCTTGAGCCGTAGCATCAGAATAATCCGCTTGGTCAAGCAACATGTTTCTAACAATAGTTGGGTCATCAGATTTTTTGGCAGTAAATGATTGATAATTTTTCAATTCATTTCCTGTCAATGTTGCACCAAATAAAGCGTGTCTATTAGGTGCTTGCAAACGCTCATACTTAGACCACCATTGAACTGCTTTTGCGCCTTCTTCATTTCCTAAACGTCGTTTAGCTTCCATTGATAAATCAGCGCCAAAACCTAATAAACCAAGACTTGCGTATTCTGGTTTAAATTCTTTTTCAAGCTGTCTAAGTTCTTTAGAAAGAGAAGTTAAACCTTCAATTTGTTGAGCTTCTTTTTCTTTTATTGGCTTATTATCTTTTTGCTGTAATTTTGCATCTAATAAAGCAAAGGCTTGAGCAAATTGCCTTCTTTGCATTTCTTCTGAATGAGCAAATCTTTGCTGTTGAAGTTTTTCTTGTTGAGCTATTTTTTCTTCTTGAATATCAAGTCTTCTTGTTTCCAAATTTTCTTTAAATTGCTCTTTAAAACCAGCTTGTAATTCTTTAATGTACTTAACAGCTTCTTGAACACCTTGCAATTTAGCTTTTTCTGTAAGAATTGAACTGCCGGTTTTAGCAACCAATTCTTGCATCATTGCTTCAGCTTTTCTAACATCATAAGGCAACATCTTTAAAGCTAAATCAGCTTCTCTAGCCGCATCATCAAGATTAGCTTTAACTTGAGCCATGTCTTTTTCAAACTTAACTTGTTCTTGCTTCCATAAATCAGCACGACCTTCACGCCAACCTTTTAGCATGCCAGTCATAGAGTTAAGCGCACCCATTGCAGATAGCTTGTTCTTGCTGCCGCCACCAACAGCTATAACACCAAGCAAGCTAAACAATGTTGAAAGGCTTTGGACGTTTTCCTGAGTTGGAATAAATTTGGGCAATGGATTTTCATTTACAATTCTTTGCCTACCTTCTTGAATTTGTTTAGCTTGGTCTGCCGCATATTGAGCAACACCAGATTCGCCAATTTTTTGTGCTTGGCTTTGAGCAGATTCAAGTTGACCAATGTTTTGTCGCAATCTTTGCTGCTGGTCTTCCAAAGTTCCCAATTCAGAAATAGCTGCTTGAGGAGTAGTTACACGTTCCCTAATTTTTGAAATGTCGGGTGCGCCGGGAACGCCTTCCATGTTGACGTTCAACGCTTGAGCAATTTTGCCAGTATCAATATAGTCAGCAGGACTTCTTTTCTTCTGTCCTGTTGGGTCTATATTAGGTTGTGCAATTGGGTCAGCCATTATGGAGTACCTCTAACTTGTTGAGGGTTAAAGCCGTATGTACCGCCACCAGCGATTGCAGCCAGTTGCGTATAGAACTGCTGATTTGCCTGATTAAGCTGTTGGTCAAGCTGCATACCCGTTCTAATAGCACCCAACGCAATGTTGTCGCCAATCTGAGAAACCTGTAATCCAAGGTTGTACTGATTTGCTAGTAACTGCTGACGGAAGGCTTCTGTCTGTGCTTGTGCTTGAGCAACGCCAACACCACCCCTAGACTCAACACCTTGAGCTAACTGCGCTCTCATGGCTTGATAAGCCTGTGCGCTTTGTGGTGTAAGTTCACCTGACATTGCAGCGCGTTGTAATTCTGTACCAGCTTGTTGGTAAGGCTGTCCTACATTCTTTTGCTCTTGAGTAGCTTGCTGTACTTGTTGCGCAGCCTTCTGAGCTTGCTGTCTTCCAACAATTGCGCCAGCACCTGCACCACCAACACGAAGAAGGTCAGCACCAGTTAAACCTGTAGTTGCTTTTAATTGTGCTAATGGGTCGCCAACAAATCTTTGCAAGAAACTTCTTTGGTCTCCTGCTGCTGTACCTCCACCAGATGCCTGTGCAGCCGCTTGTTGCTCAACAGCTTTTCTAGCTTCAGCAGATACTGGCGCAGGAGGTTGGACAGCAGGAACTCCAAAAACATTTGCAGGAGCAGGAGCTTCTGCCGCAGCTTGAGGAGGCGTTAATTCAACCGGAGTAGACGGTTGATAATAAAAGTCTTGAGTTCCAACTTGAGCAGGTGGTTCGTACTGAGTGTATGAAGGGCTGTACGCTACTTCTCCGCTAGCTACTTCTGGAGCAAATGTTTCTGCTGGTTGATAAGATTCTGGAACAAGTTGTTCATAAGAAAATTCATCATAAAATTCCATCAATCCAGTGTCAGGATTGACAGTTCCAGCACCGCCAGCTTCTTTCAATAACTTGACTTCTTTTGGCGTTATGTGGGCAAGCAGGGTATCGCCACCACGACCTTTATCGGCGAGCATCTTAGCAATTGATTTTAAATCGCTAGTCTCTTGAATATCGGCCCGTAATAGCCGTGCTAGTTTTTTAGTCATTTAAGCCTCCGAATTACCCATATAGCGCAACGATTCCACGTTCCAGCCAGCTTTCTTACCTTCTTCCTTGTCACCGCCAAATACCGGCGCACCAGCGTCGCCAATGCGTAATGCTTGAGATAACGCCTGAGAACCAACAGATGCCTGTGTTTGTATCGGACTAACAGGCTGTTGTTGTTGAGTTGTTTGAGTTGTCGTTGTCCCTCTTGGAGCAGACACAGGAGCTTGCTGCTGCTTGCCAAACAAAGTCGAATACACCGCTGGATACAACGCACTGGACAACAATTTACTTTCTGTTGGATTAATAGCAGACTCAGTTGGCAAAGGAACTCCGGGAGCCAACTGTTGCTGCGCGTACTCAGGATTTACACCGAGAGCGTTAGGCGTTGGTCCTAGGCTTGGGTCTACAACAGGTTGCCCAGTATCAGCATATACAGACCGTTCTTCAATAGGTGCTGATGGAGTAACGTCTGTTTGGAAACCTGCTTTTAATCCTTCAATAGTTCCAGAAGTAATGCCGCCAACCGCAAATGCTTTAGCTCCCGCTGACAATGCGTCAGATAAACTTTGACCTTTAGCTAAAGCTGTCAATGTGGTTTGCGTAGACGCTCCTGTAGCACTGGAAGCAATTTGTCCAGCAACTTTAGAATCTACGGCAGAAGCAACTTCTGCACCAACGGCTTTGCCGGCATATTGCCCCGCAGTGGCAGCAACATAAGAAGTAGCAATATCTTTAACGCTGCCACCATTGGCAGCAGTAACAACAGCAGAAGAAACAGCCGGAGGAACACCAACAGCAGTTAATGCAATTGTCTCAATAACTGGCAATGGATTTTTAACAATATTAGCAACGGCTTTTTCAACATTAGACGCAACTTTTTGAACGACTTTAGTAACAGACTTTACCGCGCCAGAAACGGCTTTAGTAACAGCTTTGACTGCGCCACCCATTAAAATTCTCCTATGCCAATTAAGCCCGGAGTAACACCGTCATCCAACACGGTTCCGCTTGGCTGAGTCTTTATGTCAATGCCAGCCATCTTTAAAACCTTCATGATTTGAGGATTATCAATATCAAATTTTCCGGTTTTAAAACCCGACATTTTCATTGCTTGTCTAAACTCTTTAATGCTTTCAACCAAAGCTCTAGGAGAGTCAGCCGTCTCCATTGCTATATCAACGCTGCCATCTTTATTGTTGTTGTAAATAAATAGCGTGTTATTTGCTCTCATCACTCTGAAATCAGGGTCAGTAGTAACCAAGTCAGCAAACGTGTTGTACAACTTAATGGCTTGCGCCCTATCCCCAGTAGCCGATTCCAGAATGTCAATGACATCCATAGGTTCCGCTGGCTGACGTTGCTTCTTAACCTGCTCCATAACAGCTTGATTATTTGACAACTCAAAACCTGATTTTTTTTGGGGGACGGGGAGCATTTTTATAGTCCTAAAGAAGCTGCGATTTGTTCATGAATGTACAAATGGCTGGCTATCCAGTCATAGAAATCAGACTCATTATTGAAGTCAACGTCCAACATATTGAACGGATTATTCAATCCTAAGAGGCTTGCAAATGCTTGATGTTCGACTTGGTGAGCCAATAACCAGTCATCTAGGTTGTCTGTTTGGGCATCAATAATGGGGTAAATAGGCACTGAAATGCCGCTATCCATGAATACTTCCTGAAATAGCTTATGTTGCAGCCCATTTTCAAACAAAAACTCTCCTAGGGAATCATTGTTCCCGTATTCAACGATGGAGAGCGTGTCCATATTCAAGGTTTGTCTGCCTTATTCTCTAAGCGGTCAAATATCTTGCCTAACATTCCTTTAATCTCAGTAATGTCTGACTTGTAATCATCTTTGCTTACATATACGTGCGGTATGTCACGAATATCGTCATCTATACGATTAAGCATCCGTGTAATGTTGTTGAGCGTCCAGCCACCAAAGAAAGCAGCTACACCGACAACAAAATTAAACAAAGACTGTCCGTCCATTTAAGTAGTCGCAAAAATAAAATAATTGGAACCGTCTGACTGCAACGTAACGCTCTTGTATATTGTTGGCAACGAATACGTTAGATTGCCGTCAATCGTTTGTGAGGACGTCGTGCTGACAGTCACCGCATTAGACGAGCTATCAATCTTCTTAACTTTGAATTCTTGTCCGGGTACTGTAGAGGCTGACGGCAAGACAACGCTAAACGGAGCAGCAGGATAATTAACTAAAATGGTCGCATTGTTGTTAGTGACCGCATACGCTGTATTGGTCCACGTAACAACACCGCTGGAATTGTTAATCCACGACAAAACAACGCTAGTCGAGTTAGTCCAAGATATTGCTGTGCCAGCAGTAATGGTCACAACATTGGAAACTATATTGCCTGTACTGCCACCGCCTCCAGTTGGAACTTGAGATACCCAGTTTGTGCCGTTAGACGTCAACACGTTTCCTGAGTTTCCGGGAGCAACGGTAACTAAACTACCTGTAGCATTTCCTATTACTACTGCATTAGCTGTAACTGTAGCTAAACCTGTACCGCCTCTATTGACGTTAATGGTTGCGCCATTCCATGTAGCAGACGTAATGGAGCCGGGGTAATCAAATGTATTGGTTGACCAAGATACATTAGATGGCGACTGGTCATGCCTGTCCCACGTTCCTGCCGCAGTAGCGTTATCTAGCAAAACTACTGTTGTATAACCACCAGAAGGAACAGAGGCAACTAAAGTTCCAGAATTGTTATTAACAGTTATTGAGCCGCTACTTTGATTGTTGTTAAAGGAAAAAATTGGGCCTTTAGGCAACGTCGTAGCGTCTGGCAACTTAATAACTTGTCCACCAGAACCAGTAACTACATAAACTGGTGTTGATGCAGCCGTTAAATTAATTTGTGTGCCTGATGCAACTACACTTGTAAAGCCAGCAAAAAAAGCATTTGCGTTTATGTTCTGGTTTGCATCACGCAATACAACGGAGTTAGCACCAGTAGAAACGGTAACGCCAGTACCTCCGTTAGCAACAGGAAGCGTTCCAACAACTTGCGAAGTCAGACTTACATTAGATAGATTTCCACCTAAAGTTAAACTGCCTGAGGAAGTAACAGTGCCTGTTAATGTAATTCCATTGACCGTGCCAGTACCAATAACTTGGGTTACTGTGCCGCTACCATTACCTCCACCTCCGCCACCGCCACCTGCTACCTTTAGCATAATTGCTCCTTACAGACCGTCACCCGGTGTAATGTATATCGTTGCCGTTCCAGCAGCAGTAATGGCTGTGAAATAAGCATTTGGCACAAACGTCAAAATTTCATCCGTACTTGGCAACAGAGGAAACGCTGTTTGTGAACTGGTCACAACAACAGCATTGTTTGCAGCTTCAGCCGACGTGCTTCCATAGCCTAGAAACACCGTTACCGTGCCTGTATTGATGACACGGTACTGGTTGCCACCTAGGGTAGTGGAAGCGCATTGGACAGGCGTAGGAGCCGATGTATTCGCTACAAACGTGATGGTGTTGCCCGTCTTAGTAAAGGCATTAAGTCCCACTGACCACCTCCCATGTTTGATTAGTTTCATTCCAGCTATACATATTTCCGTCCGAAGGGGCGGGAACTGGCGGTTGCCAAACAACATTGGAATCTAATGTCCAGCTTGGATATGGCTGCGGAGGAACAAACGCATCAATGTCTGCTCGGTATGTATAACCTATACCAGCATAGTTACCACGATAAGGAGTGCCGTTATTACTATGAACATTACCTATAGTGTTATAGCTAGTACGTTTGCATACTTGACCTCGAAAGTCTCCGTACCATTGTTCCCAATCAATACCGTCTTCACCTTCGTTTTTTCCAACGATGACTTCAGTAACAATATTGTTTTCATCTAAAAATGCGTAGTGAGCCATATATTTTTTCCTTTACGCCCAAGAAACATTGCCGGTTCCAGCAGTAATTGATGTTATTTTATAAGCACCAGACGTAACTGTTGAAAATGTTAAACCGCCACCCGGATTGCTAATTGTGTAGGTACTTGGGTATTTAAGAATAACGATTCCAGAGCCTCCCGCTGCACCACCACCAGAAGTGCCTCCACCACCGCCGCCACCGCCACCAGTATTTGCCGTTCCAGCCGTTCCAGCAGCACCGCTGTTACCCGCTGCACCACCACCGCCAGAGCCACCAGCACCACCATTTCCAGCATTACGACCACCACCACCGCCTCCGGAATAAGTGACGCTAGGACCTGTAATAGTAGATGCTTGACCAGCACCACCGGCACCGCCAGTAGCACCTCCAGTTGCACCTGCCGCAGATGCGCCTCCACCACCACCAGCAGAAAAAGTAGAACCTGCTCCAGCGGCATCACCACCAGCAAAACCTTGGTACGCTACAGCTGGTGCGCCATTGCCTCCGGCAGAAGGTTGACTAGGAGTATTACCTGCGCCACCTGTATAGTTAATTGCATCACCAGATGCAGCACCACCACCAGAACCACCGGAACCACCATTTGATGTGTTTGCTGGAGAACCAAATCCACCACCAGTAGATGTTATTGTGCTAAATACAGAATCACTTCCTTTAGCACCAGCAGTCCCACCGCCACCAACAGTAACTGTGTAATTTGTAGCAGTAGTAAAAGCTACACTTGTATCTGTTCGGAATCCTCCAGCACCACCGCCGCCACCTCGGTTAGTGCCACCACCACCGCCACCGGCAACAACAAGGTAGTCAACAAATTTGCCAAGAACAACAACTCCGCTTCTGGCTTGCGTAATTTTCGAGAAAGAAAACATTAGAACCTCTTATGCGTAGTTCTGTGAATAGTTTCCGTACCAGTTTGTACCGTCAGCAATAAAGCTCAGAATATCTTTATTGCCTGTCGTAGTAATTGTCGGTGCTGTATTAGCAGCCCATTTAACGCCAGTAAACGTAGCATTAGCAGTAGCAGCACCAGTAACAATTAAGATAAACGACTTACCGGCGGTTGCTGTTGGCATCGTGAACGTACACGTATTAGCCGCCGTCAATGTCACCGTCTGAACCGTACCGTTACTTAACGACAACGTATTAGTCGTTGTAACCGTACCAATACCTACAACAGATTCAGTGTAGTTAGTGTACGTACCGTTAGTAACAGTCAAGTTACCAACATTAGTTACTGTGCTTCCTAAAGTAACTACAGTATTTCCTAATGTAGCAGAACTATTTGTAAGATAACTATTAGGAAATGTACTTGCTACAGAACTAATAGTGACGTTTGGAAACGTCATATTATTTAATGTAGTAACAGTATTTCCTAATGTCACCGCCGTATTACCAATCGTAATACCAGTATTAAAATTGGAATCCAATTGAGACAACGGAATGGATGTGGTTGCCGTAGCAAAAGTATATGGGACAGTCATTTAAAACCTCACTCTCAATTCATGTTCGTATTCAAAACCGTTGTACACAACGCCAGCATTGGTTGATGTCACGGTCATACCCAAGTATTTGCCATACTGCTTGGCATCTGTTTTGTACAACGTGTACCCTGTCGAGCCAGTATTCCATGCTATTACCGCTGAACTATTGTTAGTCCAAGAAATAGCAGTGGAGGAATTATTCAACCAGCTTACTGTTTGATAACCTAATTGAATAACAGAACTAGAACCCGTCTCAGAATCAATTGAAACACCAATGGTTGATGTATTAGTTAATGTAGCCTCAACACCAACCTTTAATGCTTGTTTTGTTCTAATCGGGTCTTTCATCGGATTTAAAGACGTCTGGACATAACTGTTAATGCTTGCAGTTACGTTTGCATACATCTTTATGCACGATGTTCCATCTGTACCGTACAACGTAATCTTGCCGCCTACCGGCGCAGAAGTAACAAACTTTAGATTGTTTCCTGCGCTAGTAAAAAACCATTTCTTCTCAAAGAAAATGGCTTGTATGTACCTGTTATCGCTTGATGTTCCCAACCCACCCGTGTACCTAAAATTAAACGCAGCACACAAAATGTTGTTTAACAAAACCTGACCACCGTTGGTATTGCCGTTAGTAAAGTCTATATTCGGGAATATGCCGTCCAACGAGTCAGAAATCTTTGACGTTGTTGAACCTACCAACGCATACACACCGTAGTCATTCATAAACAACACTGAACGGAAGTACGGGAAAATTGCATACCCTCGCTTAGTACCTACCGATGCACTGACGTTCGTGTTCGTAAACAGCGTAGTTCCAGCCGTTGTAACCCTAACGTCTGAAAACACGTTAATGCTATCGTCGCCAAAAATATACAAAAAGTTATTGGCTGACAATAACTGAATAATGTTTCCGTGCAATGTCGCGTCAGTAAGCACTACCGTACCAGCCGACACCGTTACAAAGTCACTGTATGAGCCAGCAGCCGAATAATAAATTGTTCTACCGCTAGAAATCCATACCCGTCCAGAAAATGACTGAATACCAGAGTTTGTCCCAGTATTTATAATTGCTTTAGCCGTAGCGTTAGAACCGCCACCGCTAGATATGGACACCGTAATGTTGGCTGAGTTCGTATAGCCAGAACCAACATTCGTCATAATGACTTGCGTCACAATGTTGCCACTGACAATAGCCTGACCTGCCGCATTAGTACCGCCACCCCCGGTAATCGTCACCGTTGGATTAGATGTAAACCCAACGCCACCGTTAGTCACTAGGACGGCTACAGTGCCTTGAGAAAATGTGGTGATAGACGCTACAGCATTAGCACCTGTTCCTCCACCACCGTTAAACGTAATGGTTGGAGAAGACGTATATCCAGAGCCAGCTTCTAATAACGTAACAGACGAAACGGCGTTAGCCGAGATAGTAGCAATGGCTGTGGCTTGTACTCCGTTCGTCTGATTCGGTGCTGATATAACGACAGAAGGTGCAGACGTATATCCTGACCCTTTACTGACAATACCTATTGAGCCTACTGAACCAACAGAAATTAAGTTGGTTCCATCCCACGTAAAGTAACCTTTAGACGGGTCGCTAATCAAAACACGGTCATTTTTCCATTGGCTAATGTTCATGCCACTGGTTGAGAACGTACCGGCAGACGCTAACGTGCCCTTGATGCTTGTTGTCAGATTGACGTACTCGCAGCTTCCATCATCCTCAAACGCTATCAAATAATCGTCTAAGCCAATATTAGCTGAGAAGAAATTAACAACGGTATGAGAAAAAGTAACACTACCAACAGCATCATAGGTCGGCGTAATCTTTAAGTTGGCGTAGCCCACAGGCATCGCGTTCTCAAGCCAGTAGAACTCATCGTCACCAATAGCCGTGCGGTTAGCTTTCGTGTTGACTCCACGAAAGTTCTTAACGACTTCATACGATTTTTTCTGTTCTGCCGCTGCCATGACTTAGTACGCTCTAGAGTAAGGGTCAGGCAGTCTCCGAGTGTAGATGGACGCCTGAACCGCTTGAATCTGCTGCTTGTACTGACCTAAATAGATTTCAGCCTCGCCAAACGACTGTTCGTAGTATTTGGCTAGGTAAGCAGCATAAAATTTAACTGGATTAGAGTACGGGTCATTAATGTTATCCGTATCAGACAGATTCACTAAGTCTGTCGGCAGGAGAACCGTATCTAAGTCAATTACGTAAGCTATGTCAGGAACTGGTCCAATATAGATTTGAGATTGCCCGTAAATACTGTAAGCAACCGGCGTTCCGATGCGGTTCTGCCAATAACGCAACTGTGCGTTAAAGTCTGTCCAAGGCATATAGCGCAACGGTATTCTGGAATTTCCCCAATAGAGGTTAATGTTGATGACGTCCAGAGTCAAAGTTCCAGACGGCAAGCAAGAATAATTGATTAATTCTGAGGGACCGGCGTACTGAACTGTAGCCGTGCCGCTAGTAAACGGTGTGCTAGGCGGGTAAATGTAGTTTGCGGAAGGGTAATTAGGGTTGTCCCCTAAAACACCGCCGACAGTTACCGCATAAATATAGATATTGGAAAATACGTAATCACCCGCACTTACAGCTAAGCCGGATGACCAAATAACAGGGGTTTTACCGCCAGCCACCGGGGTGCAAGGCGTTTGGCTTGTTTGGACCGTGCGGAGACACCCTGTGTCACGAACAACACGCGCTCTAGCACCATTAATGTAGTCAGTTAGCTGACTGTTGGTGTAAAAGTTAGCGTTTGCATCGTGCAGCAGGTATCTAACAGCAGTAATGTAGCTTTGCAGTGTCTGCGCCATTTACGGTCCATATTAAGCTGCTACATTGACTTTTCCCCCTGCCTCTTTGGAAGGCAAGGGTACTCTTTCAACCACCGGGGATAACGAGTGGACTTTCTTTGGCGGCTGGTCCGTAATCAGAATCTTTTCAAGGATTTTTAATCCGGCAGGAATATCTGCCTTCGTCTGAATCATCGCCAACCGCGCCATATACGGTTCTTTATCAGTGTCACCATGCCCGAATATGTGACAAACAGCCTCCAGCGGCACCTCTACACTTTCGCCTACTGGAAACGTATAGGAGATGTAGTTATAGCTAAAGGTTATGGGTTTTTCCCATTTGTTTGTCACATAGACGGTTTGCATGATTAGAAGTTCACTGTATCGCCATAAACCCGAATATCAATAGTCCCTGCTACGTTCGTATTGACCTTCAAGAATAAGGCTTGGCTGTTGTAACCCGACACAATGACGTTACCACCAGAGATGGCAGCGTCTTGGAATGTGCCGGTACCCGTTAAACTGCTAAGAACAACGTTAGCTATTACGGCATTGCTGACATTGCCGTCGCTGCTAGTCAAAATCGAGATGTTGCCTGTTGATACGTTGGCACTTGGATTTTGAATAGTCACACGACGAACAATGACCGCACCCGAATTAACTACAGCGTTACCAGCAGTCAACCCACCCTGAAGAATGGGCAGGGCAACAACAGCATTTCCAGTGGCAGCCAAAGACGCACCAGTAATTGCGGAAATTGCGTAATTACCGAAACTGTCTGGGTACTTTTGCGAGACTGAATCTGGATTTGCCATGATTCCCCCTTACGATGCAAACGTACTGCTGACGTTTTGACCGCCGTTAGTAGCTAACAGAGTTATAGTGTCGCCACCAGAGTTTGTGGTTTTAGCAAATACGTTGACGCCATCAGAAAGAATGACACCACCAGTGTTTGCAGGAAGCACAGTTGAGTTAGACGTATTGCTTGTAGAAGCAATAATACTAACATTTACTTGTGGAATCAGAATATACACACCAGCCGGAATAACCGTACCGTTACCTGTACTAACAGCAGCAACAGTAGTGGTTAAAAAATAGGCACCAGCGGTGTTGGTCTGTGCGCCAGCAAGAATGATTTTATTGGTACTTAGTGACATGGTTAGCTCCTTATATGCTGAGAGAGTTGTAACCCGACACCACTGACATCGACTTAGGCTTAGTTGAAACCAACTCAGCAATCATCAATACAGCACCAACATAACCAATCTGCCAGTTAGGTAGAGTCGATTCAAAACCAGTAAACACGAACGAACCTTGCTCATGGATATAAAGCGACAGGTAGTTGGTGTTCAGGAAGTAAACCGTACCTTCTGGACAGTAGGGGTCAGGATAAATAGGTACACCAGCAACCATCAAAGCACGGAACGCTGCTTGTGGGCCATTTGTGTCGCCGTCAAAGCCGTGACCGGGAGTGATGACGTACTGCTCTTGACCGACAAAGTCTTGAGCCAACAGGGTCCATGTACCAAAACCGCAAACACCGAATGAAGGCACTTCAGCACCGTTTTTCACAGTACCTGAAATGTATTGCAGGATGTTTTGACGAGTTGGGTTCACGTTACCGGCTGAGTACGACTTCGACTGCCACCAGCTATAGGCTGAACGGCTGATATTGCCGTATGTGCCTGAAGCAGAAACAGCGGCTGGCAAGCCAGTGAACTGTTGATTGTTAGTGCTGTTGGTGTACAAGGCGGTTGCCATTGCATCCATCATCACGTTAGTCGCGTCGTTCATACGAGCTTCAATCAATGGAATGATTGCAGCGTCTTGCTGAACTGCACCTTCCATACCGAGGAACGGTACTGGAGCAATCATCAGCTTCAGGTCGAATTCAGCGTTGAAAGCACCTTGCTGGACTGATGGCTGGTTAAACGAACCAGAGTAGTCAGACCATTGTGCGTTCACAAACTGTGCGCCCTGAACGGGAACGGTTACGGAAGAAACACCACCGGAAGCCTGTTGCGAGTTAGCAATCAGAGCCGCCATGAGCGGTGTCGAGTTGTATAGTTGAACTACCAGCTTCGGAATGAACGCACGCCGTGTGACGTAAGTCAACTCGGTATATTGCGTACTACCTGTTGCTGGAATGATACCGCCACCAATAGGCATGGTTATCTCCTAAAAAACTTTATCCCCTACTAAATTAAAATCCAATAGGACGTCTGTTTTGACGTAACTCTTGGAGTGCTTTTGATGCTTCGTCTCTAGCTGCACCGATAGGGTTCTTGTAGTATTTACCTAGGTCGAACTTACTAACGGCTGACGGGTTGTAACCTGTCGGCGTTGGTGTAGCGGATTGCTTCATCCACTGCCAGTATTCCGCTGCCGATTCGTGGTTAGTTATGCCTTTTTCCAGCATAATTTTTTCCACTTCGTGAATATCTTCGTCAGTCTGCACGAAACCTTTTTTCATCAGCTTATTACGGCGTGCTTCAAGGTCACGGACAGCATCTTGCTCTCTGTCTTTTGCATCACGTTCCATAAGCCGCTGTTCTAGCTTATCGACATACGATTTAGTGGTATTTTCAATATCCAGTTCAGGAATAACGAGGTCTGGTTTAATTTGCTTCGTTAAACGCAGAACATCTTTTCTGGTTGCTGGATTATCGGAAAGTTCACGCATTAACAACGCTAATTGGTCGCGCTGTTCAAAAGACATATCTTCAAGACTCATTTTTATCCCCTAACTACGTTAGATTACTTTTTTACCGTCACCGGGCTTTTGAACGCCCATCTTATTTTTGCTACCAATTTTGTTAGCAGCATTAAGACCGCCAAATTCTTCAAAGCGGGGAGGGTTCGTTACAACACCGTTTTGCTGGTTGTTGTCGGTAGGACGGCGAGGGCTGTTAGCACCTCTTGGTTTAAACAAATCCATGATAATTCCTTACATTGGAGTGGGTTGAGGTGAAGCACCGCCACCACCGGCACCGGGCATACTCATCGGAGAAGGTGCTGCTCCGGGCATTGGCGGGAGGTTCGGGACCATAGGAGCTTGCGACATTGCACGGCCTTCTGGTGTTGCTCCACCGGCTTGCGGCAAGTTCTGTAGCATCTGAATAATCTCAGATTGCTGGAGTTCATTTGTTTTTTGCTTGCGAGGGCCAATCAAGCCTGTCAACGCACGAATAGCGTTCAATGCTTTTTGACCTTCTGGAGATTCACTACCTAGACTTGGCAAGGCTTGTTCAATCAAATCCATTGCCATTGAGATGTTGACTAGCGCACCCTCACGATTTCCCATCTTTGGTTCTGGCGTAGACATCGGTGCCGACATAGGGGCCGTTGTCGAGTCAGACATTGCTGTCGGGTTTTCAGGAGCAGACTCAGCAGGGTTACCTTGCTGCTTGCCAATCAATTCCATTAACTTATCGGGTGGTACGCTCATAAATAACCTCTATCGTCTAACTAGACGCGATTAGACCAGACTATCAGTAAATGTCAAGTGGGGGAGTACATCCCCTCCCCCTTGGGTTTAATCCACAAGGGGATTAATTACTTGCGACCTTTACGGCCTTTACGTTTCATGCGTGCCATGTGAGTTCTCCAAATAGCAGCGGCCAACTTAAAAGAGGAAGTCAGCCATACCTCATCCCTTGCGGGGAATTAACGACGGGTCTTGCGACCACGCTTCATTTTTTTGTACATGATGTACTCCTATCGCTCAGTCATGCGGCCCGTCTTTCTTGCTTGACGGGGGTTAAAAGACTTAATGCCCGACACCCGGTACTGCATAGATGGCGCAGCCTCGGTCCTTTTTAGTTCGCCGGTCGATACTCTCGGCTGGTCGGATTTCGGCGTGTAATCAGGTTTGGTTGCCATTATTCACCTACCGCTTTCAAATCAGGTTTGCCTTCAGGTTTCCCTTGGGGTTGCTGCGCTTGATTCTTTTCGCGCTTTTTCAATTTATCTATTAACAATTGTTTCATTGGCGGTTCTAGCAAGTCAAGCAAAGATTCCTTGTCGATAGCTTGTGCCTTGTACAAGTTGAACGCCAACTGACGCATATCTTCCGTAAATATCGGGCTGTTGGAGTGAGCGTCCACTTTCACCACATAATCCTTGGTAAATTGTTCTGCAATAAACTTGTTGCCTTCTTCGTCTTTGAAGTGTGTGTTGTCGTAGGCTTGCATTAGCTTTAGGTACAGTGTGGCTACCTTTTCTAAACTGTCTTCTACGATTAGGGCACGTTTCTTTGCGCGAGAACTTCCAAGACGGGCCAACTGAGAAGCATGACCAGCGGAGCGTACGCCCTGCTCACCACGACCAGACAGAACGCTTGATATTCCAGATGCTTCTGCAAACATTGCATCAATTTCATGGATTACCTCAAAGAGTGATGCTGGCATCTCCGGTGCAATGGAATCTACCTTCGCGTTTGGCATATCGCTTGAGACAAACGAACCCGGACGGTCAAACGCAAAGGCTTTCTCATCCGTGATACCCATAAAGCCAGAGAAGACCTTTGGAGGAGAGGCTTGCTTAGAGAGCAGGTCCAAAATCTCTGTCATACGGTTGTTTCGTATAGCTTGCAGCAGGTTCAGACGAGCAACTTCACTCTGACCCCAATAATAATCAAACTGTGGGTTAGGGCAGATTTGAACAAACGGTAATTCGCCACGTAAGAATACGGACGCACCCGGACGGTCATAGATGAAGATGTCAGGGTCAGCCATTGTGACCACTTGGTAATCTTGTGTCTCATCGTTCCACACCCACAACTCATACATCTTCACGGTGTCTTCAGCAACACGCGCTTTGTAGCGGTTCGTGCCGGTCAAGTCTAAGTTGACGTTACCGTAGATAGTTGGGTTGGATTGACTCATGATGATGCGGTCAAGACCTTCCGGCAAATCTTCAGTCTTGGTGTGCATCGCTGTTTGTATACGCTTGACGATGTCTTCCCGTTTAGGGTGACTATACAATCGATTATACAAATCGGATTTCGTAATGTAATAGGTTTGTACTATTGCCTCTTGCCTGTCGGTGTAGGTGACGTCTTCACGTAAGACGCCTACAGAACTAGGTTCCACCATGTACGGGTGGATACCGTTGTTGACTACAAGTTTGACAAAGGTCGTGTTAAAGACCAATGCCCATGTCAGAGCAGACGAGAATACTTGGTCGGCATTGGAGTTTAGCCACTCATCGTTTAGGGCGAGAGTGAGTCTAGGAATCTTGATGTGTTCTTGTTCTGGAACCGCAGCACCCACGTTGATTGAGAAGCGAGTTGTTTCAGCGGAATAGAGGAACGATGTTAGCTGGTCTACGTGCGGGAAAATCTTATTGAACAGGGCAGGATTTTCATTGGCACCAGCACCGAACAAAAACCAAGAGCGCAGAGAAGCGTAATCCCCTTTGCGCTCTGCCAAAGATACCATGCACTTTTCGATTAAGTCGCGGTAGAAGAACTCCCGTTCTAAGTCTTTGGTTGGTATCCGCATTTAGGGCTTCACTTGAAGGTTTTCATGGTCAGCTATATAACTCGCCGCCTTGGGTCCTGTCAAGTTTCCTGCGTCTCTAGGGTTCATTCCGACCGATTCGCCCATCACGGACCGTACAGCCCCGCCTTTTAGGAGGTTGCCCATGCTATATCGGCTATCCCCGCCCCAAATGGCTGCATCTCCGGGTCTTGGCTCTCTTGGACGCTGTTCTGCCTCTCTAGCTTCCTTCTCAAGCTGCTTTTTGGACGTTTTGTTCTTTCTGGTAAAGAATCCAGACTGATTCTCGCCTTCACGGGTAGATTTGATGTTTGTCATGTCAAAATCCATCGCTAACTGCTTAATTGTCTTGTCATTCTTCTTTGTACCGTCCGATACTAGTCCAACAGGCTGCAAATAGACGATTGCGACCTCATCAACGCAGTCTTTCATCGGACATTGCGCTTTTCTGCTCTCAAAATAGCCGTGTCTTGGGCATTTGTAGTCATGTAGAACTGCCATTGTTATCCCCTTCAAATAATGGTGGTTGCGAATAATCGTCTATATTCCTCATACCCAATCTAATCCCTATCTTGCCATTAATCATTTGTAGGCCAGTAGTGGGCATGATTCTAGGTTTTGCTTCCCTGCGGTATTCAACGTATTTGCTACGGTTACGCAATTGCATGATGGCTACCTCGCCGCGCTGCCATGCTTTGTAGCCTTTATCGACTCTGCGCTGGATATATTCGGTTAGCGGTTCCGACCGATACCAGAAGACGTCTAGCAGGTGGGCCTTGTTGACCCCACACAAGTCAGCAAAGAGTTTCATGGAGATGCCACGTTCCTTATCCCGGATGAACCGACGCATTTGCGTCATCAGCTCCTTCTTGGTTAAGATGTCATTGCCCATACACGCCGATAGCTTTCAAATAATTTGATACGCCTTTGCCTACAGACAGTTGCTCCGGGGTTTTTTGTTCTAGCTCTCTGGATACTTTACGGCTTAGTTTGCGCTGAATTAACTGGGGTTGAACTTGCTCCGAGTAAGCAGCGCACGCCAAGGCCATTGCCATTACTCTGTCATCCTTATTGCGACCAGAAGCCTCGATAGATGCGCCATCACGGATGATGGTCTTCATCTCCTCAATCGTATCAACGGAATAGACGTCAAGCATTTGGCGTTCAAACAAGTCTTTGGTGTAACTCATCATTCGCTCTTTAGTTGCTGCCGTTGTCAGCCAGCCTAATGAGTTAGACATCCCGCCCATCGTGTCATTACGACGCCAGATGTAATTTGACATGGACCCGTAGACGTCCATCAAACTCTTGCCCATAGCGTTACCCATGCTGGCAGCTTGACGACGCAAGTTCTTAATCTCATTTAGCACAGCCTGTCCCGGCCCGTTAACTTCCAGATTAAGCGTCGAGTTCTTGTAGGCTCCTGCCAAGTGAGCGATAACCCATGCAAACTGGTACGTATTAAGTTCTGAAGTGGCAAACTCAGCAACCTGCTCCATTCCATCCGAATAGCAGCGGAAGACTTGAACGCAGAACCTATCAGCCCAATCAGAAGAACCATAAGCAGGGTCTGCACCGATAACGTAGTAAGCGGTATCAATTGGCTCCTCCCACACCTTTAACGTAGACAGACGCTCAGTAGACTTTAAGACTTCGGTGTCTTGGAAGTTCACGCCCATCGCATAGCGGTAATGGTCGCACAGAATCTTCTTTGCAATCTTCATGGCGTCAGTACACCGAGAGTTAGAGAAGAAACTAGTACCTGTCATTACGAACGCATAGTCTTCGGTCGGCGGGAACTCTTGATACATCAAGGAATCGTCTTTGATGCCTTCAATCATTTTCCAACGCCACCACGCCATCTGGCGCGAGTTAATCTCAAAGTTGTAGAGCTTTTTAATATCTCGCGTCCACTCTTTTTCCTCAGGCGTTAGTTTTCCGTCCCAATAGACTTTGTAGACATCGGTATCTGGAGCAGCAGAATAAAACTCATTGCGCCACCAGCCGCAAAAGATTGCCTTCTGAGTCCGTGCGCGTTTAGCTGTTACGTACATATCGTGAAACATATTGAACCCGCGAGCAGTGGACTCGAATATGTAGAGACGTTTAGGGTTGGTTTCTGCAAGCGATGCCAGCAAGGAGGCTAGTCCTTCTTCATCGCCCCACGAAGACGTCTCTGTGCCGTGAAGGAATGTGATGCCCTTGCCACGACCAAGACTTCCTTTCGCTCTAAGCCCTGCGACTTGATAAAAGATACGGCTGCGGTTTTTGAGGGCCAGTGAGTTTCGATTGTGTGCAAGTATGGGTATTTTGTACTCTTTAGGCAGACCTTCCATATAACTGCCGAGCGTTCCTCGGAACATATCTCTGTTTTCTTCTGTGTCTGTAACAAGTGTTCCATTTAACCCCGCATTGATGTAGTGCCAGTAAAGGTCTAAGGCTAGACTGATAGTAGTGATGCCAAGCTGACGGCCTTTAAGAATGACAAAGAAATGGATACCGTTCTCTAGTCCTGTAGCAATCTCATCCATGACGTAGGTCTGAGTGCCGAGAAGGTTATCCATCTTACGTAACCCCTGCTCTTTGGTTTCAATCTTTAACTGAGAGCAGAAGGTGTAGAACTGTTTGAGATTGAACTTCATTTAAACTTTCGTCGTTCAGTGCTGAACTGCTGTAAGTTCCAGTTAGCTATTCTGTGCCGCGCATCCTTGTCTTTAGCGACACGAAGCAACTCCTCAACTATCTCGGGCTTGTAAACATCTCTCCAAACGGCTAACAGCTTACGCTTGTCCTCCGCTGTAATAGCCTTCGTAGCCCGCAGCATCTCATTTTTTAAGATGGTACGAGAGAGCAGAAGTTCTTCTGCGTACTTGTCAGTTGATGGTGCTGAGTCGCTCAAGAGCATCTTTCAGTCTTGCTACCTCATCGGTCGCGTCCCGCAGCAACTTAGCTGACTCAGTGTGAACACGCATAAGCTCATGAAATAACTCTGCATGGCTCATCGTGTAGACCTTTTCCATGTAGGCTTTTTTCACATCCTCCATTGCTAGAGGCATCATGGTTTGAATTGTTTCTGTCATAGCAGTAACTCCGATATATTTAGGTTATCTCCAATAACGCCTTCTAGGAAGGTGTTAAACGCAATACTTATTCGTGTGTCTTTTGTCTGAACTGTCTGAACCATGTGACTTAAATTAGATGGAAAGATAACTACTTTCCCGCTTTCTACAGGAAACCACCAGCTCTCCGAGTTCCATGCGTTCCAATCTTCTGTTGGCACCTTAATCTGCTGGTAGCCTTCTTTGTAAAAATAAAGACGGTCTCTATCTGGAACAGCAGAGACGTAAAAGACGCCAGAGATAAAGCTGTTAGGGTGTGCGTGCTTGTGGTGGTACTGACCCTTGTTCGTGTAATTAGCCCAACTCTGCGTCACGTAAGGTTTAACCTTATGCTTTGGGGTATAGACTGCTTGGAAATAGTCTTGAACACACCTGTCTATAAAAGCAGCAATGCGCTTCATCTCTTTGGACTTAAAGAGATAGTTATCCACACTCGTTGTGTTGCCGTCATTAGAGCGTGTCTCCAAGTCTTTAATGAACTGGAGTTCTTTCTCAGTGACCGGCTTATCTAGTTCGTAGAAGCCAACAGGTGTCGGGAACAAGTTTTCAATCATTGTCAGCTACCGGTGTACTCATGTAAGCCAGTAACTCATGGCAAGCACGACGAACCCTTGGGTCAGACTCGTATCTCAAGGTGTCCTTCATACGCCAAATCATGTACTGGTCCAAGAAGTCATCAACAGTCATATCCACATTAAAGTTCAATACGCCGCCGTCTTCTGAATCATCGTCTATGCTGTTCTCCATACCCTTACCCCCTCGACTTCTTTCCTCGCTATGAACTGCATCCCTAATCGCTTGGATGCCCTGTAATTGGCATTGCATACAACCTGTAACTTGCCAGCATCGACAAAGAAGCTGTCACCAATATCCATTTCCTTATACGGATAACGCTTCTTGCCTTCAGGTAACGGCACTGACTTTTCAACTAACATTTCATCCCCTCAAATAACACCGGGACGCACACCGTCCATTTTCTGCTTCCATACGGGTTTGCCGTCAGGAAATAGATTCAACATATTCTTTGCATTGGCTACCTTGTCTTCAATACTCATGTTGTAGAAATGAACTATCCAATCCCCAAGCTGCCATTTGGTCGGATGCTGGTTCATGGTTTTGGCAGGAACTAACCTCACCATATCCCGTACCCACTTCTCCTCTTGAATCAAGTTCCACAAGTGAGCTTGCTGACGCCACGGATACTGTTTCCACACATCAAAGTCATTCATCATCCGGTCAATCAACTTCTCACACCGACCAGCCCTATAAATCATCACATCGTTGTTCATAGGCCACCAGCCCGTTTCTTCTCTAGCTATCAGCACATTGTCATACGGCTCAAATACATCCCTGATACTGATGTCATGATTCATGAACAAGGTATCCATGCCAATCGTCATAACGATGTCGTACTCAGCAAGGTTAGCCTTTAACCCCATCATGTCTATCAAGGTGACCTTGTTGTAGTTCTGATAGTCCAACTCAGAAGCCACATAGTCATAGCCCCACCGCTTGCAGTACGCCAGATGGTTCGGAGAACAGATGTCATACAGCTCCCTAATCTTCTCTGACCAATTAGACCTAATCAATACTCTCATCTTTATCCCCTCTAATCAATATACACACTATAGACGAAAAAAAGCCCCGGTACAAGACCGAGGCCAAATGACTACGCCAAGCGAGAAAGAATGCGTAGCCAACACAGAAGGAAATCAAAAACAAGATTACCAGAACTACAGAAAAACACATATTTTTTTTGGGGTGGAAGATGAAAGGGGCACGCACCCACAGACCCCCAAGTCCAACTCAAAGCCAACTC